TTGGTTTTAAAGCTTTAGTCAGTAATACAACAGCAAATGAAAACGTAGCTGTGGGTAGATGTTCTTTAAAATCAAATACTATAGGAACTAAAAATATAGCAGTAGGTAGTTATGCTTTAGATACAAACACAGAGGGTGATAGAAACGTAGCAATTGGTTATCAAGCTTTAGATGCAAATACTACAGCAGATGACAATGTAGCAATAGGTAATCAAGCTAGTAAATGTACAAGTTCAGGAACTTGTAATATTGCAATTGGAACAGATGCAAGGAGAGATGGAACAACAGGATGTTGTAACATAGCAATTGGTTTTCAAGCTTTAAGAGAATCAGAGACAGCAAATAACAACATAGCTATTGGTCACGAAGCTTTACAACAAAACACGTCAGGTGCTAATAATGTTGCTATTGGTGGTTTATCATTAGACGCAAACACTACAGGTGATAATAATATAGCAATGGGTAGAGGTGCACTTGGTGCTAACACAGAAGGTAATTGTAATGTAGCAATTGGGGATTTAGCTTTAGTTGCTTCCACAACGGCTAATCAAAATACAGGAATAGGTATGTTGTCTATGACAGCAACTACCTCTGGAATTAGAAATACTGCTTTAGGTAGACAGTCTATGTGTGCGAATACAACAGGTTGTTGCAACGTAGCTGTGGGTTCAAATTCTTTAGCATCTGGTACTACAGGAGATTTTAACGTAGCAGTAGGTGGAGCAGCTTTAGGTTCTATTAATACAGGTAATTGTAATGTAGCAGTTGGTGCTTGTGCTATGAATACAAATACATCAGGTGCAGTTAATGTAGCAATAGGTAAGGATGCTTTAATCGCTAACACCACAGGTTCAGAAAATATAGCAATTGGTTTTTTATCTGGAAGTACAAACATATCAGGTGCTGGAAATACTTTTGTTGGTAGAGAAGCAGGTAAGGGTAATACAACAGCAGATCATAACACAGCAGTTGGATATTTTGCTTTAAAAATTGCCTCAACAGGTTGTTGCAACACAGCAATGGGTTACAACGCTTTAGGAAATATGACAACAACTTGTTGTAATACTGCTATAGGACAATCTACAGGAACTTCTGTAACAACAGGTATTGCTAACACTATGATAGGTAGTAGAGCTGGTTGTACTGTAACTACAGGTGATAGAAGTGTATTTGTAGGAGAAGCTACAGGAAGTCATGGTACAGGTTTAACTACAGGAGATAATAATACTTATGTAGGATATGCAATTCAACCATCAGCTGCTGATGTTCATTGTGAGTTAGTTATTAATGCTAGAGGTAATAGTAGCACAGGAAAAGGAACACGAACAGGATTTATTCATGTAGATAATGGAGTTTTTCAAGGAAACAACTCATCATCTTGGTCAACAACATCTGACAGAAGAATTAAAAAGAATATTGTAGATAACACAACAGGTTTAGATAAAATTAATCAAATACAGGTTAGAAACTTTGAATATAGAAAAGAAGAAGAAATAACAGATTTTGAAAAACCAGAAGCGGCTGTTATCAAAAAAGAAGGTGTCCAAGTTGGCGTTATTGCTCAAGAAATAGAAACTATTTTACCAGATTTAGTTAAAGTAGAATCTACCGGAGTTAAAACAGTAGATTCAAGTAATCTTACTTGGTACTTAGTCAATGCAATTAAAGAATTAAAAGCAGAAATAGACGAACTGAAAAAAGGGTAAGCTACCATGTTCTTCGGTGCAACTACCTTTTCCCAAACAACATTTGCAGATATTGGAATAGCCAATGCATTGGTCAATGTATCAGGGTCCAGGGTTAATACATCAATTGGTAATGTAGTTGTTGTTGGTAACTCATTAGTTTTACCAAATGGTAATAGATATAATCTATCTACAGGAGCAGTTACTGTTAAAGAAGGTGCCAATGCACCGGTCACAGGTAATCAATTTAATCTAGGAACAGGTTCAGTTACATTCTCTATCAGTGGAACAGTTGTTCCAACTGGTAGTAGACTTAATACAACAATAGGTAATGTAACCGTTGCAGCAGGTGCTGTATTCTCAGTTACAGGTAATCAATTTAATTTCTCTACAGGTAGTCCAACTGTAGTTGCAAATGCACTTGTTGCAGCAACAGGTAATCAATTAAACATTGCAACAGGTACAGTTACTGCAGCAGCAGGAGCCACGGCCCAAGTAACAGGAAACAGATTTAATACATCAATTGGTAATGTAACAGTAACAGGTAAAGCAGTTGTTTTACCAAACGGTAATCAATTAAATATTGGAACAGGTACAGTTACAATTGCAGCTGCTGCAAATTTTTCAGTTACAGGTAACAGAGTTAACTTATCAATTGGTAATGCAACAGCTAAAGCAAATGCAACAGCAATTATAACAGGTAATAGATACAACCTATCTACTGGATCAGTAACAATTGTTGCAAAAGCAGGTATAGCTGTAACAGGAAATGGTCTTGCAATAGGTACAACTCAACCAAATATTAGATTATGGAACCCTATTGATCCTAGTGTTTCTCAAGTTTGGACAAGGATATCAACACCGTAAGGATAAATTATGTTTTTTGGAACTACAACATTTGCACAAACAACTTTTTCTGACATTGGAAGTAGTCAAGTTAGTCCTGTAGTTATTGTATCAGGTAACAGATTAAACATATCCATAGGTAATATAGCAACAATTCCTAATCAATTAATAGTGCCTACAGGACAACAATTAAATGTTGCAACAAACCCTGTAAGTGTTATAACATGGAATCCAATACCCCCAGGGGTTAATCAAGTTTGGGTCCCAGTTGACCCTGACGCATAAGGAGAATTATGGCATCAAGTACATCAACAGATTTAAAACTAGAATTAATAACAACAGGTGAAAAAGCAGGTACCTGGGGTACAATTACTAATACAAACCTACAGATTTTAGAGCAAGCAGCATCGGGATACTTTACTCAAAATATTGGATCAGCTGATCTAGCTTTAGCACTTTCAACTTATGCTGTATCAAATGGTAAAAATTTATACTACAAATTTACAGGAACACTAGCAGCTAACAGAACAGTTACTATGCCAGATAGTGCTGAAAGAGTTTTTATAGTAGAAGATGCAACAGCTAGATCTTCATCTAATTATACATTAACAGTTAAAACAGTTTCAGGGACAGGTGTAACTATTCCAATAGGTGCCAAAATAGTTTTATATTCTGATGGAACTAACATTAGTTCTGGGCCAATAACTAAAGGTTATTATACAATACCAGCTGCTTACACAGCAGTTAATGGTGATCAATTATTAATTAATACAACAGGTACCGGTGGCGGTTTAAATGCTCCGGTTACAATAACATTACCAGCTTCACCTGCCATAGGTAATGAGGTTACATTTATTGATAGTGGAAACGGTTTTGGTTCTAACAATTTAACTATTAATAGAAATAGTCAACCTATTTTAGGCGCTGCTTCTAATCTAACTGTATCAACAAATGGCGCAGCATTTACATTAGTATATGTTAATGCAACAAGAGGCTGGGCTTACAAAGATAAGATATAGGAGCATAACTTATGGCTCTAATTGATTTTAAAGTCTTACCGGGAATTGACAAGCAAGACACCGAATCTGGTGCAGAAAACAGATGGGTTGATTGTGATAATACTAGATTTAGATATGGACTACCTGAAAAAGTTGGTGGTTGGTCTTCATTAGTTTCTGATACTATTGTTAGTGTTGCAAGAAAACAATTTGCATTTGTTGATTTAGATGGAAATAAATATGTAGCAATTGGAACAGATAAATTTTTACTTATATATTTTGAAGGACAATTGTACGATGTTACTCCTATAAAATCTACAATAGGAAGTGTTGTAATGTCGGCTCAAGATGCAACACAAGAAGTATCTTTAACATTTTCTTCAGCACATAATTTACAATCAGGTGATATAATTTTATTGGATAACGTGACTGTACCAAGTGGTATTGGTTTAACGGATGCTGCATTTGAAGATAAACTATTTCAAGTAACTAGAATTACAAATTCTTTAATTGCAATTGTGACAGGAACACAAACTACAACAGGTGCCGCAGGTGGTGGAGCATGTAGTGTAATTCCTTACGAACCGGTTGGTCCTGCTGCGCAATCTTATGGTTATGGTTGGGGTATATCAGAATGGGATGGTGTAGTTTCAAGTGCTTTAACAAATACATTAAATGGAACTTTAGCAGATAATACTAGTGGTACATCAGGTTCTAATATAGCATTAACATCTGCTACAGGTTTTCCATCAACAGGTATAATACAAGTTGGAACAGAATTAATTTCTTACACAGGTGTATCAACAAATAATTTAACAGGTATTACAAGAGCTGTAAATGGTTCAACGAGAGCCGCACATTCAAGTGGTGCAACTGTAACTAATGCTGCTGACTTTGTAGATTGGGGCGAAGCTTCTTCTGCATCTGTAATTTCTCTTGAACCAGGCCTCTGGAGTTTAAGTAATTTTGGTCAAGTATTGGTTGCAACTATTGCTAACGGTAAAACTTTTACATGGAACGCTGGTGATGCTGCAAGATTAACAACTAGAGCATCAACAACTACATCTGGTTTTTCTACATCAGCTAACCCAACAGCAACAAGGGTTACATTAGTTTCACCTACAACACGTCACTTAATTCATTTAGGAACTGAAACAACTATAGGAAATACTGATACACAAGATGATATGTTTATAAGATTTTCGGACCAAGAAGATATAAATGATTATACGCCAACAGCAATTAACTCAGCTGGATCACAAAGATTGCAAGACGGAACACGTATCATAGGAGCTTTAAAAGCTAAAGAATCTATTTTAGTTTGGACTGATAATGCATTGTACACTATGAAATTTATTGGTGCACCTTTTACATTTGGATTTGAGCAAGTGGGTACTAACTGTGGATTGATTGGTAAAAATGCAGCTGTTGAAATAGATGGTGCTGCTTTTTGGATGTCTTCAAATGGTTTTTTTATGTTCGATGGTACGGTTAAATCATTACCATGTTCTGTTGAAGATTATGTTTACGATCAAGCTGATACAACTAAAGGTCAACAAATATGTGCAGGTTTAAATAATCAATTTACCGAAGTTGTTTGGTATTACCCATCAACAAATTCTAGTTATAATGATCAATATGTAGTATTTAATTATGGTGAAGCAATGAAAGGTGGTGTTTGGTATATTGGAACTGAAGCTAGAACATCTTGGATAGATTCTACTGTATATCCAAAACCTTTTGGAACAAAATTTAATAGTTCTGCATCGGGTAGTTTTCCTGAAGTTGTGGGTGAAGATGGTTTAGGTCAAACAACATTATTTGAACATGAAATAGGAACTGATCAAGTTAATGCAGATGGTAGTACAACAGCAGTTACTTCATTTGTAAAATCATATGATTTTGATATACAATCAAAACAAAAAGATGCTCAAGGTAGATCTTCTGGTCCAGGTATATCTGGAGAAATATTTCTAGCTATGAGAAGATTTGTACCAGATTTTAAGAACTTACAAGGTAATGCAAAAGTAACACTTGCTGTTAAGCGTTATCCTCAACAATCAGATACTAATACCTCTTTAAGCCCCTTTACAATTACTGCAAGTACTGATAAAAAGGATACTAGAGCCAGAGGCAGGTTTGTTAACATCAAGATAGAAAATACAGATGTTAGTGAATCTTGGCGTTTTGGTACCTTACGAATTGACATACAACCGGATGGGAGAAGATAATGGCAACTTTATATGATCTAGCAATGCAGTATTTAAATCAGTCTTTACCTAAGACTTTTGAATATGGCAAAACTAACCCACCTACAATAGGACCTGTTCTTCCAGTACAACCAGGAAAACCTATAGAAAAATTATTACCTAGACCAGGTGGCGGCGGAGATGGATTTAGTGTTTACAATCCTGATCCAAATATGACAAAAGGCAAAGATAATTATAATGAACGTCCTTATAAATCAGCTTTATATAATAATTCTTTTCCTATGATGGGTGACCCAGAAGCCAATATTGCAACAGGTGCATTAAACGCAGATGGTTTAATGAGTTATCCCGGAGATAAACCACCAACAGGAATAGAAAAATTAATAGGAATGTTGCCTGGTCAACAGGTTTTAAAAGGAATTAAAAATATGCTTCCTGTAAATAGAACAGGAATATTACAAAACGAATTACTAGGAGCTGGTTTTCAGTTAAATGACATTGGACAAATCGTAGGTGATCCACGTACAGTAGAAGGAGTAATGGCAGGTATGAACACCAGTAGAATGGATTCTGGTAGTTTTGATAGAAAATCTGCAGGTATTGAAAGTACTTTAAGTGGTAAATACGGACTTTCTAAATCAGAAATAGATTCTATAAAAGCAGGTAATATTACAGATGCTATTAAAGATAAAACATTTAATAAGACAATGGGAACTACTACTAATTTAGTACAAGATTTATTGAATACACAAATTGCTAAAAGTAAGTTTGAAAATGTTATAGATAAAACAAAAACTGTTTTTGATGCTAAATCATTAGCTAAAGATCCTGATTACGTATCTTTTGATACTGAATTAGATATAAATAATATGATTAATAAAGAAAAAGAAGATGATGAGAATTTTGATCCATTAGATCCTAAAAATACTTTTAAAAACAAAAATGCTTTTGAAATAAATAATATAGTTGATGTACAAAGAGCAAAAGACGCTATAGAAGAAGCTAGATTGAGAGATCTAGACGCCATGGACCCTGGTACAGTAGTAGACAATTCAGCTCCACCAAATAATAACCCTAACGAAGATCATGATGGTGATGGAGTACCTAATAACGTAGAAGCAGCTGGAGGCTCATATGATGGAGGTTATCAAAGTGCTGAAGGTGGATTTGAATATACTGGTGATTTTGCAGATCCATACAGTGATGATAATTTTATGGTTGGTGATAATAGCGAAGCTTCTCCTACCGGAAGTATTTTTGATAGTCCAGTTACAGGCACAACTAAACCGGGAGAAAGTGGCGGTACTGAAGCTGGTGGTGGCCGCGGAACTCATTGTTGTACAGCAGCTAATGAACGTGGAGACATGACTTTAACTGAAGTTAAAAAACTTAGAGCTTGGCATAGAAAACAATCTAAAATTTGGCAAAGAGGATATGATGTTTGGGGAAGAGTTATGGCTGATAATCTTGTTTCTAAATATAAATGGTCATCTGATAGAGTAAGAGATTTTTATAATCATAAAATTTATGGTAAAAGAACTATAGGTTCAACGTTTGCTGATTTTTGTATTTATCCAATGTCAATGATCATAGGATCTATATTAACTGTAATGCCTCCTATTTTAGGATATCAAGAAAATAAAAAACATGGCAAAAGTAGTAGTTAGAATACCTGAACCTAAAGAAGAGTATGACTTTTCTAACCAAAAACAAATTAATAGAGCGATTGCTTTATTAATAGAACAATTAAATTCTACTTTTTTAAACGACCAAAAACAAGATCAAGAAAGGTTTGCGTGGTTTAATGGCTAATATATATACAAATGCAAAAGTAGATTTAACTACAACAAATGCTACTACATTATATACAACACCTAGTAATTCTAGAGCAATTGTAAAATCTTTATTGGTGTCAAATGATGCTGGAAGTGCAGCAACAATAACAGCAACATTAACTGATGCTGCAAGTGCTATATTTAATCTATTTAATGTAAAATCAATAGCTTCTAATACTGCTGTACAATTGTTATCAGAACCATTAGTATTATTAGAAAGTGAAATATTAAAAGTCACTGCATCAGATGCTAATGAATTACATGTTGTAGCATCAATATTGGAAATTAATAGGGATTAAGGAGAAAAATATGGCGTTTATAGAAGAAGGAGAAGTAGCATACACAATGATAAATGGTAAAAAAGTACCGGTTGTTAAATGTGAAACAGAAGTAGTTTTAAGAAATACTAAAACTAATGTAGAATACAATTCAGATAAAGAAGCAGAGGATGATATTGCAAACCCATCTACTGATACTAAGCAAGAAGATATTATGAGATCTTTAAAAATAAAAGTAGCTGCAATGCCGCCACTTGGAGCAGGTTCAGACGAGGAATAAATTATGACAATATCAAGATCACAAATGCCAAGACAAATGTACGGACTAGGAAGTTTCGTAAAGTCTATTGGTAAAGGAATTAAAAAAATAGTTAAATCACCTATAGGTAAAGCAGCTATATTAGGTTTTGGTGCTAACGCATTAATACCTGGAGGACTTAGTTCTTTGTTTAGTGGCGGTGGTGGACTAACAAGTTTATTTAGTAAAGCTAAAGGTTTATACGATGGATTATCGGGTGTACAAAAATTTGGAGGAGCTTTAGCTCTTGGAGGTGCATTTGGCGGTATGGAAGATGAACAAATAGCAGAATTAAAATCTAATCCAGAAGCTTTAGCAAATTATTTAAGACAATATTATTCTAATTTAAATCAAGATGCTACACCAACACAAGTAGAAGAATTTGTACAAAGAAACATGCAAGCTAATGGTGGTAGAATTAATCGTGCTTATGGGTCTGATGATTTAGTGGAACAGGCTTCAGGGATTGAAGGACTAGATATTAACATTAATCCTAAGGGTGTAAAAGAGCTAGATTTAAGAGAAACAGGTGGATTTATTCCTCCAGTTGGTGTAAAAGAAAAGGCAGATGACATTCCTGCAATG